TGTGTCTACTTTTGTAGTACTTGATGTTACTGTAAAAGGTCCAAGTGATGAACTGGCTGCAGCTTCGTTAGGATAATCTCTTAAATCTAATTGAATAATTGTATTACCTGATTGATTAATAAAATCTGGAATAATTCTACTTACTCTCATCATATTTTCTCCATCTCCTCTAAGGTCAGCCATGTTTGTAGCTGCTCCTTTTACAATTTTTTGTGTAATGTCATAATCACCTGAAGTAATGTTAGCTGGGATAGCAGTTGTTGCACCAAGTCTTATTTGATTCAAACCTGTTTCATGTTCATAATAATATGAAATTCCATCCGTGTTACCTATTACATCAAAAGAAGTATCTGTACCTGCATCATATTGTGTTGCATGAGGTAAACCAAATACAGCAGAATCTTGCCATGTTGTTCTGGTAAATAAAGTGCTAGCATTTGTAAACCATATAGGTCGTTTAGCTGTAGAATCTAAATAGCTATAAGTAACTGATCTAGTATTAACATTAGAAGTAGCTGTTGGATAGAACCAAGTAATCTCACCAAACAAGTTATTAATACCACAATAAATAAATTGATTAGATGTTGTATTTAAATTATCATAAACAAAATCTTCAACTAAACAATCCATTGATTCTAGTTTTCCTGTGTATCTAAAGAATCCATTGTCTGACATCCAGTAAGCAGCACCATCTACTTCTACTGCTGCATTTTTACCAATCAATCCACAGTTAGTTCCAACTTGTTCGTAAGCAAATGTAAAAGGAGTTCCAACAAATCTCATAGTAAATAAAGAAGTATCACTCCAAACATAAATAGCGTTTCTTCCAAGCGTTGCACCAATGATCCGTGATCCAGAAGCCAGTCTTTGTGTACCAGCACTATTGATTGCTGTAGGTGTGTAGTCATTAATATTTTCTTGAGAAGAGAATCTGATAAACATATCGTCTTGTGTAGCTTTATCTCCAATAGTTGTTTCAGTGCCAAAGAATACTAAGTGTCTATCCGGAGTTGATACTAACATGTCACGTGACGCTGTCGGTGCTCCTGCAATGATTGTAGCTCTTGTTGTTGTCGCGTTATTTAAATCAGAATTCCATTCAAAACATTCACCATTAAAAATTAAAGCTATTAAAGTACTTCCTAAATTATCCAAGGACCATAGACCGGGTTCAGCTACAGTATCCGTGTCAGCTGATGATTGACCCCAACCAGAAAAACTACTGTGATTTGTAACTGTAGCTCCTGTGTTGTGAAGAGCATTAGTTGTTCCTCTAACATTTCTAGTTATGCCTGTTAAAGTATTTGTTCCTGTGTTAACTCCCGTGTAAGAAATCTCTTCGGTACCTACTTGTATAAAATTAGTTCCCGTTGTTGGAAAATTTAATACAGATGTTAAAACAATACTAGTTCCAGTTCCACCTGTTCCTGCTGAGTTAGCAGACAATGCTCCGTTAAGTGTAGTTGTTTGAGGTGCAGTTACTGTTCCACCATATTGTGATATACCATAACCAAAAACTCCAACTTGTTCTGCGGGTCCTACACTAAAGTATTGAAAAAAAGTAATCCCACCTGAAGTTGTAGCACCAGATCCGCTTTCATTAGAAGGCATTGTAATAGTTATACTTGTTGCGTTTGGTACACTTGTCACCATAAATTTTTTATCTGCAAAATCTGCTGCTCCAAAATTAGAATTAGTTATTACAGAAAAAGTTGAAACGTTTCCAAATAAAATGATGTCTCCAGCTTGAAAACTATGATTGCCCCCAAAAGAAATAGTAACAGTAGGTGATCCGTTAGTCGTACTAAATGCATTAGTAATAGCTGTGCCTAATGGATTAACTAAAGGGTGTATGTCGTAATACACTTCTCCTGAGTATGCGTATAAAATTCTATTAGTTCCAATAACAGCATATTTAATACCCTGTTTATTAACCATGTGATGTAAACCTCGTGCAGCACCTGTTAATTTACTATCACCTAATTGACTCCAACCCCCTATTTTTTCCGGTGTACCATATCTAAAACGTACATTTTCTCCGCCCGTCCATTCAGACTCGGCTCCTGTAGAGGTAACTTGTTTATTGAACCCTGGTAAAAAACCTAGTTTTTGTAACATATATAATCCTTATAAAGAAGGCAGTAGGTATGGTGGATTACTGCCTTCATTATAGGGATATATCATCGTTTAAACCAAGATGGAAGACCTAAATGTGGACGTTTGTCAAACATATTGTCTTTTGAGCCTGGAGTTTTTCTATTATTATAATCAAGAAATACTTGAGCACAGTCTTTGCCTTTAAATTTTTTTCGCCAATGCTCTAATTCACAACCTGAATAGATTAACATATCACCTGGTGTTAAATTTACTTTAATACCTTTTTTACCAAATTCTCCAGAAGGTTCTAAATATATTGGCCAATCATCACCCCCTAAATTCATAGTGGTCGATATCTCACAACTAAATCTATCTTTATGTCTTTTAAGAATATCCCCTTTTTTATATATTCTTGCATAGGTATAAGACGGATATAATTTTAATCCAGTAGCTTTTTCCATAAGAGGTTGACATTTTAACATTAAAGTTTCCATAGCTATATCACTGTAGTGAGAGTAAGTATTTGGAATTTGTTCATTTACCTTCTCATAGTAACCTAGAATAGTTTCAAAAGGTGAGATGTATCTTTTTTCAATACAAGTGTCATAAACTTGTTTTTTAATTATAAAATAATTATAAAGAAATAAAGCTAGGTCTTTATCAATAGCCTTTTTAATAACTATATATTTATTTTTCTTAAACATCTTTTGCCATTCCCTTAGGTATTGCTTGAATATTCCAATGTATAAACCTAAAAGGTTTTTTACCATGATCTACTGAAAACTCATGTTCTAAGTACCCGGGAAAAATAAGTAAGGTACCTGGTTGAGGTTTAAAATGAACAAGTTCAGTCCCATTAACAATTTTAGTTATATTGGGTTTCATTTTTAATTTAGTAGCTCTGGCCCCGGTTCTTGGTTCATGAAAAATAGGGTAAGATGTATTTTCGTTTGCTTTTAAAAAATAAAATCCCGATACATGTTGATTCCAATGGATATGGGCTGAATGATGTCCCCCACCATTCTTACTAAATTCTTGTACCCATAACTCGCTAAACATAGTTTGATATTCTTTCATATCATACCCATGTTGATCTAAAAACTCCCAAGATTTTTGCCCTATATAATTTCTAAAATCTAAAAAATTATTGTCCTGTGTTAAAGGGGTTGAGTGATGGGAATAACCAAAATCGGTTGTAGCTTTTATTATTTTTTTGTCCCTAATTCTTGAAGCTTTAATATATTTGTCGGTAGCTTTAGTTAAAGACTTTAAAAATTCTGGTTTTTGTTCTGACCAAATAGGTGTTTTAAAATATTCGTTTATATTCATATTATTTAAATGGATATCCTAAATGCCATAAGACAAGTGAATATCTCGTTCCTTTCGTTATCGGTTTAACTCTATGCCAAAGAAAACTAGGAAAAACAATAATACTTCCTTTAGGTAATATCTCCGTTGCTTTTCTTAAGTGTTTATCTTCCTCTCTTTGGTGGGGCTCATAGTTTCTAAAATCAAATTCTAATTCTCCACCACTATATTCTGAACCGTCGGTTAATTGACAGGTCATAGACAGCTTTCTAATCTTACCATTATCAGGAGAATTTTTATCTTTTCGTTGATAAGGTTTATCCCAACTATCACAATGCCAATCATAATATTGACCTTCTTTATATTTTGTAAATTGACAAGACTCAGATCTATCCCATTCAAAATTCCAACCCGCTCTTCTGTTGGCTTCATGAACAAAGGGGTGTATTTCTTTATAAACCCAAGTGTCATTCAACCATACTAAATCTGATTTTCTTTTTCTTTGAATGTTTTTAATATCCTCTTTGGATAATTTTGGTTTGTCAAATCCCCCAGTTCGAGCAATATCGTCTTTTTGTTGGAGTGCATATTTAATAACTTCATCACAAAATTTAGGTGTTAGTGCAGATTTAAAATACCAAAAGTAATTAGATAAATTCATAAGTAATAGTTTGTATAAAATTAAGAGAATCTTTTTGATTGTTTGTTATGTAATACATATTGGTGGATGGGAACATAATAAATCTATTGTTTAAAAGTGGTATATCCCAGCTTCTTCCTTTCCGTCTGTTATCGTCATAGTGTATTCTAACAAAACATTTATCAACTTTTACTCCATAAAGTAAAGTGTAATCAGGTGAGTTTCGTAAATCTACTGGATCGATGTTTAATAAAGGTATTGTT